CGCCGCCGATGATTCAGGAGGACGACATGGTGCTGCTTCGTGGAGACAAGACGCCTCACGTCTGGCTCGTGAACGGACCGCTCAAGGTCCACCTCACCGCCGACACCTATCCGCAGTGGCTGTTCTTCCTTGCGGGCAGGCCCGGTGCCGTGGATCCGACGACGCGCCGAGAGTGGGTCGTTCCTCAGGCGATGGTGGACACGCTGCGTGACGTAGCGTCAATCCCGAAGGTCTAGCGTTACCAAGCCTTCTTCGACTGCGCCGTAATCACGTTGCGCGTGGCTGCGTCCAGCGTCCAGTCGCCATCAAACGCGTTCTTCGAGATCACGATGTGCGGCCCGAACCGAATACCAGCGGCACGCTGCGCCTCATACTCAGCGAAGTAGTTGGTCATGTGTGCGGCGGCTGCCGCGTCTGACGTGAAGTCAGCGCGCTTCTGTCCGTACTCCGTGTTCCAGATCGGGATGCCGTACTTGGCGATGCCGGTCCACGTCCACGAGCCACTCGTGCCCGATGCACTGCCGCCGCTCCACACCGTGCGATTCCTCTTGACTGCCCACCAGCCGGGATGATTCGCATCGGGACCGGAACGCGGGTCGTACTTGGCTTCGTAGAGATGTTGACCGATTCCATCGAACAGAGCAGCGATTCCAGAGAATCCCGCTGCGATTGCGAGCCGGTCGATCTCTGCGAGTAGCAGTGGCAACGCGCTCTGTGGCCACTTCACGACGCGTCCGCCGTCATCGTTGCCGTATGGCGACATACCAGCCGTCACCATCTTCACGGCAGGATTCGCTCGTTTACAAGCGACGGCGACCTCGAACATCAGGCGCGCCTGCGTGCGCCATGACGAATCGTAGGTTCCCTTCCAGAACACACTCGTGAGATTCGGTTCGTTGAGCACCTCAATCCCGTCTACGACCGGTGCGAGCGACGCAATCCACGAGATGAATGCCGATCGCACTGTCGCATCGTTGATGACTGCGTCGTAGTTGTGCCCTGCGTACTGAACGACGACGAGATGCTTCAGGCCTGCCGCACGCAGCGCGTCAGTCTGAGCACGAACCTGTGCGGCTCCGACATTCCATCCGTACTCGGGAGACGTTCGTACCCACTCCACATTGAGCGCGACGGCGAGAGCGACCGTGCTGCTGGAGTAGTCAGCGCACAGGCCGAGATGATTGCGCCACGTCTCGGGTACCGGCGGAACGAAGCCAGTCGTGAGCACATCATGCTGATACTGTTCACGCGTCTTGCCGCCTCGTCGCTGATCGATGTACGCGATCTCGGGATCGGTGTAACGGCTGGTGATGTCCGGCATGGCGATCAGTGTATCCACGCGCGCCGACGTGCACGCTGGACTCGTCAGATGACGGAAGGAGTGCCGTGAGCACCGAGAACGCAGTCAACTCGTGGATCGCAGTCGTGCCCGCTCGTGCCGGATCAGTCGGCATTCCCGGTAAGAATCGACGTGCTATCGAGGGAGTCACGCTCGCAGAACGAGCGATGGATCGAGCACTCCTCATCACCGGAGATCAGGGCAGCGTCGTCGTGTCCACAGATGATCCGATCGTTGAGATGCTGGCGCGGTTCCGAGGACACACGATTCATCACCGGCCTGTCGCGCTGGCTGGCCCGGACGTGACGATCGCGCAGGTCGTGAACGATGTCATTCAGAATCTCGACCGTGACGATTCACCATCAGTTGCCATCTGTCAGCCGACGAGTCCGAATCTGCGACTGGATGCCGTCATCGCTGCACTCGACGCGTTCAACGAACACAAAGAGTGGTCATCGCTGGCGACCGTCGTTGAGGAATCGCATCTGCTGTGGTGGGAGCAGTCTGATGCGACGTTGCGCCCGGTCTATCACGAGCGCGTCAATCGTCAGTACCGTCGTGACCACGTCTGGCGCGAGACAGGCGGTCTGATGCTCGTGCGCCGGTGGGACGACGAGGCATCACTCGTCTCCGATACGCACCATCTGTTCGAGATTCCCGAGGATGAGTCCACTGATGTGGATACGCCATACGACCTCGTGCTCGCTCACGCTCGAGCGGCCACGCGCACGATTGAGTGGCGCATCATCGCCGGACAGCGAGTCGGATACGGACATCTGTATCGCTGTCTGGCGCTCGCTGATGAACTGCCACATCATCGCCATCGCTTCGTCGTGGACGGTCCCGAGGAGGCGCTCACGCTCGTACGAGCACGTCACTCGGCAGTCAACTACGGCGAGTACTACGCACACGCGCCGGATGTCGTCGTGTTCGACTGTCTCAATGTGCAGCCAGACGACTATCAGCGCGCTCGTGATGAGAACGCACTCATCATCGGCATCGAACTTGAGTCCGCACCGGAATCGGCGTGGATGGATCTCTACATCAACGAACTCGCATCGGAAGATCTCCTGACGGAGCGCGCATCCGTGAGCAGGATCGGCCCGGACTATGCCTCATTGCGTGATGAGTTTCAGATTGCTCGCCGAGCAGTCGAAGAACGATGGTCCGATGACCTGTGCGTGCGTGGACGGATCCTGATCTCGTTCGGTGGCGAAGATCCAGAGCACATGACGGAGCAGTGCCTCGACGCGCTGAGCGGACGATACGACGTGTGCGCCGTCATCGGCCCGGGATTTGCGCCGGACTACGCAGCGCGCCTGCGCCGAAACTACCGAGATGTGCTGCTCGAGGCGCATCAAGCACAGATGGCTCAGGAGATGCTCAAGGCACACGTCGTCATCACGAGCGCCGGTCGCACAGCGTGGGAGGCGTCAGCACTCGGAACCGTCATCGTGACCATCCCGGTGAACGAACGAGAACGAGGACACGCGTGGCCGACACTCGCTCGTCGAGTACCTCATCACAACCTTGATGCCGGAACGCTGCGATTCCTCGTGGACGCATCGCTCATGGACGAGCCGGACGGTGACGCACGTCGAGAACGCGCGCTAGCGTCCCGTGCTGACGGACGAGGCGCGCAACGATTCGCGTGGCTCATGGATGGACTGATCCGAGGAGTGCTGTGATGCGTCGGGACGACCTCAACAACGAGATCACGGCGACGGTATTGCTGCTCGGAATCATCGGGATCACGGCGGCGGCATTGTGGTGGGCACTCGCAGAATGACAGAGATCACGTTCAAGAACGCAGCGTCCCTGAAGCGCGGACGATGCGCAGTGCTGGCGGAGGCCGGACAGTGCATGGAGGGATCCGTCGCTCGAGCCATTCAGATGGTGCATGACGCGGCGGACGCCGGTGCGTGGGGAATCAAGACGCAACTGTTGCGACCGGAATCAATCGCTACGAGCGACGCTCCGAAGTATTGGGACGATGGACTGGCTACCACGACACAGCGAGAAGCCTTCACGAAGGCTGGCCTGCTCGGATACGGCGAGTGGGAGCGCGTCAGGGACGCAGCACGAGAACGGAATCTCGCATTCGTGGCGACTCCGTTCGATCTGGATGCTGTGGACGCGCTGGAAGCAATCGACGTAGATGCTTACAAGATCGCGTCGGGTGATCTCTTGTACCTACCGCTGCTCGAGCGTGTGCTCAACACTGCTCGGCCGATCATCCTGTCCACCGGCGCTGCGTGGCTGGATGAGGTGGAAACGATTGTGTCGTGGATGCTCGAGCGGGATCCTTCTGTGCGATACCGACTCGTCGTGCTTGCGTGCTCGCTCGTGTATCCGACGCCGATTGCCGAAGCGAACACAGGGCGCATCGTGCGACTACGGGAACTCATCGCAGAATACGGATGGTCACCGATCCGAGTCGGATACTCCGATCACACGACCGGCGTGGGCGCGGCTCGAGATGCGGCGGCAGCCGGTGCGATCCTGCTCGAGAAGCACTACACGTATCGCAACGCGTCCGGCCCGGTGGCGGATCACGCGATGGCTGTGGATCCCGATGGTCTGCGTGATGTCGTGGAGCAGGTGGATCTCGGCGCACTCGTGTACGGTGATGACCTCATCATTCCTACGGAGGCCGAGGAACGTGCGCGCCACGGAGCGCGTCGAGGCTGCTATCTGAAGCGATCGGTTCAGGCGGGTGAGTATGTCCTCGCTGATGATGTCGAGTATCTGCGACCGGCTCCGTACTACGCCATGCCGCCGAACATCTTCGTGGAGATGAGCGATGGCGGAACATACGTGAATGCGAAGCGCGCTGGCGACTTCTTGACGGTGAACGATCTGCATCTGGCAGGCGGCAGGCTGGACTCGTTCTAGATCCGCAGCAGGCCTCCGCATTCGCCATCTGCCGGGAATCGCGCATTACCCGAGGCGGCGGTCGGTATACCGGAGTCGAGACTCGCGATACCCAATCGAGGGTCGGTATACGCGAGGCCGGGTCGCGATACCCGTGGACCGGGTCGGTATACGCGAGGCAGGGTCGGTATACGCGAGGCCGGGTCGGTATACCCGGTCGAGACTCGCGATACCCGAGGCGGCAGGCGGTATCCGCGAGGCCGGGTCGCGATACCCGAGGCGCTCCGAGGTAGAGTGCTCGTTCGCCCGTATCCGAAGGGAGCCTCATGTACAAGGATGATCCGGACGAGATCCGCACAATCGGCGGACGCCCACACTTCGTGTATCACGATCGTGCTGTGCCGTCAGGCGTTCGCTCGCCGGTCGTGCGTGTTCGACAAGCACCGAGATCGCTGTCACACCGGGCCTACGCGATGGGATGGGCAGCGTCGTGCTCCTGCGGACAGGAGGCAGTGCTGCCGACTTACGAAGGAGCCGTCGAACACGGCTGTGCTCACATCGCAGCGGAGCATCCGTTCCGTCCGTGATGATGTACCATCTCCCGCATGGAGATGGAATCGTACGACTATCACGAACGCGTCGATCAGCGGCTAGCGAACTACCGACCGGCGGAGCGACTCGAGGTCGCCTGCGCGGTCTGTGAACACTTCCTCCCCGACTCGTCGTGTTGTGAGAAGGTCGCTGGCATGATCCGCCCGGACTACGTCTGTGACGCATTCTCTGCCGCTAATCTGTCGGCCATGCTGATGGATGAGCCTGTGATGATGTCCGGTGAGTATCAGGTGACGAAGGCTGATGATGACCAGCAGATCATCTTCGGATGGGCCAACATCGCCGTCACCAAGACTGGCGAGCAGACCGTCGATCATCACGCTGATCTGATCGATCCCTCGGAACTTGAGGCAGCAGCCTACGACTTCATGCTGAATGCTCGAGTCTCTGGCGAGGAGCACATCGGTGACGTGGACGCTCACTGCGTCGAGTCCATCGTGTTCACGAAGGAGAAGGCAGAGGCACTCGGTATTCCCGAGGGAGTTCTGCCTGAAGCGGGATGGTGGGTCGGATTCCACATTCCCGAGCGCGAGTCGTACCTGCGAGCGCGTGACGAGAAGCGAATGTTCTCGATCGAGGGAACTGCCGTGCGTGAGCCGGTCGCAGTCGAGAAGCGCTCATACTCCACGTCGCAGCGGGAGTCGATGGCGGAGGCGGGAGAGGCACTGCCGGATGGCGGATTCCCGATTCGGGACGTGGCTGATCTGCGCAATGCTGTGCAGGCTTACGGACGTGCTGCCAACAAGGCTCAGGCGAAGGCTCACATCATTCGTCGTGCTCGAGCACTGAACGCTGAGAGCGAACTGCCCGAGGATTGGATGGACTGATGCCGGTCCCGCCTGCGGGCGCGCGCGAGGAAGCGCGTCGTGGACTTGAGTGGCGTCAGGAGTACGGGCGCGGCGGCACGATGGTCGGCGTCGCTCGAGCGAGGGATCTTGCCAACGGAGCGGACATCTCGCCGGAAACGATCCGGCGCATGGTATCGTTCTTCGCAAGACATGAAGTTGACAAGCAAGGGCAGGGATACAATCCCGGTGAGGACGGGTATCCGTCAGCCGGTAGGATCGCATGGGCATTGTGGGGCGGCGATCCCGGACGTTCATGGGCTGAGGCCCAAGCGAAACGACTCGAGAAGAACATGAGCGACAGCACGAACCGACGACCGGCTCGACTCAAGAAGTTGCGCATCACTCGTGTGGATCGTGTGGCATCTGGCGCAAATCCTGATGCTCATGTGCTACTGTTCAAGCGATTCGATTCTGAGAATGTCGAGAATCACGATTCGGATGTGATTTACTCTGAGTCGCCAGACGTGAGCGGCGATGACCGCCCATCCCTTCAGGAGACGAACATGACCGTGGATCGCGAGACTCTGGACGCCGAAGTCGCGGCGCTCCTCGCAGAGATCGAGGCCGAGCGTGACGCAGCCGTCGCGAAGGCTGCTGAACTCGAGCAGGCGCAGGTGGCGACCGGCGACGACGAGGACGAGGACGAGGACGCGGTCCTGAAGTCTGCCGACCCGGCGATCCGTGAGCGGATCGAGAAGGCTGAGACTGAGCGCGCTGAACTCGCTGAGCGCATCGCCAAGATGGAGGATGACGCTCTCACGGCGCAGTTCATCGCCAAGGCTGCCGACTACAGGGCTGTCGAGGCGGACACGGACTCGCTCGGCGCGCTCCTCAAGGATGTCGCCAAGCACTGTGCGCCCGAGTCGGCGCAGGCTCTCGAGCGCGTGCTCAAGGCTGCGTCGGCCCGACTGGATGAGGCTCACCGTCTCATCACCGCCGAGATCGGCACGGCTGCCGGTCTGGACACGACGGACGCCGGTCGCAAGATCGAGGCGCTCGCCAAGGCTCGTTCGGAGCAGACGGGTGAGGCCATGCCGGTCGCTACCGCTGCGATCCTGAACGAGAACCCCGACCTCTACGAGCAGGCTCGCGCACAGCGCGCCTGAGAACAGGAGCACGATCATCATGGCATGGGATGCTGCGGACGAGTACATCACTCTCCCTGCTACGACTGGACTTCGTCAGTTCCAGTTGGTCACCGTGAACAGCGCGGGCAAGGCTGCGACTCCGGGTCTCGGCGCTCGCATCATCGGCGTGCTCGTCTCGTCTGGCACGAACTCCTCGACCGAGGATGTCGCTGCCACGATCCAGATCGCTGGCATCGCCAAGGTTCTCGCCGCTGGCAGCACGCTCAGCGCCGGTGACACCTACTCGGCCAACGCGAGCGGCTACGCCAAGCCTACGACTGGCTCGGCGTTCGTCGGCGGTCTCGTCGTGGACGGCTCGTCCGGGTCCACCGGCCGAATCATCTCGGTCAGCCTCACTCGATAACCCATCCGTCAGGTCGCTACGGCGACGAGCGGCATAGACCGCCAGACAAGGAAGGACAGGCACGATGCCGCTCCCCACTCCCGGTGACGTTCACGTCGATACCCTCCTCACGGGCATCTCCGTTGCGTACATGAACACGGCGGACAAGTTCGTCGCGGACATCGTGTTCCCGCGCGTTCCTGTCACCCAGCGATCGGGCAAGTACGCCACCTACAGCAAGGCCGACTTCCTCCGGGACGAGATGAAGTACCGTGCTCCCGGCTCGGTGTCCGCTGGCGGCGGCTTCCGTACCAGCACGGCGACCTACTTCGCTGAGGTGTTCGGATTCCACGTCGATGTGGACGATCAGACTGTCGCCAACGCGACCTCGCCGTTCGAGCCGGTGCGTGACGCCACGCAGTACATCACGCAGAAGGAACTCATCAAGCGCGAGGTGGACTTCGTCAGCAACTTCTTCACCACCTCGGTGTGGACCGGCGGCAAGAAGGTCGCTGGCACGAACGGTGACCTCGTCGCTGGTACTGACTTCACTGCGTGGGACGACGCTTCCTCGACTCCGATCGAGGACGTGCAGAACCAGATCGCTGAAGTCGAGTCGGCCACGGGCATCCTGCCGAACACGCTCGTCGTGAACCGTCGTGTGGCGATGGCGCTGCGCAACCACCCGGACATCGTGGACCGGATCAAGTACACGAGCGGGAATCCGGTCGGTGAGGACATCATCGCCCGTCTGCTCGGCGTCGATCGGTTCCTCGTCGCCGCTGGTGTGAAGAACAGCGCCGCTGAGGGTCTGACGAACTCGTCCGACTACATCGCAGGCAACAACGCGCTGCTCGTCTACTCCGCCGCCTCGCCGTCGCTCATGAACCCGTCCGGTGGCTACACGTTCGTGTGGTCGGGCCTCACTGGCTCGCAGGACGGTCGGCGCATCAAGCGGTACCGGCTCGAGGAGTACTCCTCGGATCGCGTCGAGATCGAGGCTGCGTGGGACATGAAGGTCGTGGCGGCTGACACCGGCGCGTTCTTCCAGAACTGCGTGTCCTGATCCACTCACAACTAGCGGACCGGGAGTCCCAATAATGCTGCTGCGTGCTCGTCGTCCGTTCCTCATCGGCGGCAAGTCTGTCAAGACCGGCGAAGTGGTGAATCTCGAGGAGATGAACCTGCCTGCGGGTCGTGCACAGAAACTCGTTGATGCTCGTTACGGCGAGTACGTGGTAGTGGACTCGTACAGTTGCGAGTCGTGTGATCGGACATTCAGTTCGGCACACGCGCTGGCGATTCATGCGGGACGCACTCACCGCAACGACACCGAGGAGTAATCCGTGGGATTCTTCAAGACCAAGCAACCGATCCTGACGCCGGGACAGGCTCAGCCGCCGCAGTCGCTCACCAGTGCATCGACTGGCACGCTCGTGTCGCCGCGTGGTGTGACGATCATCAAGACCACTGCTGGCACGGATCGCACGTTCCGCCTCGGCACGCCTCGGGCCGGTGACATCAAGGACATCATCGTGGACATCGCTTCCACGGCGACGGTCACGGTTCGCCCCGGCTCGACCGCTCAGACGTTCTACGGCACGACGAGCGGCACGCTCCTGTTCACGACGGTCGGTTCGGCAGGTCTGCCGAAGCGCGCTCGTCTGTACGCAGTGTCGTCTACCTCGTGGGCGGTCCTGCACACTTCTACGGCGATCACCGTCGCTGGCTGATCTCATCAAGGAGCACCATGAGTGCCGAACGATGGACGACCGAGGCATACGCGTCTCGTCCTGCTCGCAAGATCGCCATCATCGGATACACGGACAGTCGATTCGACGCTCCGTATGCCGAGGACGGATGGGAGATGTGGGGACTGAACAATCTTCACGTTCAGACTCCGCCCGAGCAGATGGCGAAGTTCACGCGCTGGTACGACCTCCACGATCGGGCCACGATCACCTCGGACGAGGCACACGTCGCGTTCCTGAAGAACACAGAACTGCCGGTCTACACATGGACGGCGAATCCCGAGTGGCCCACGTCGCTCTCCTACCCGCGTGAGGAGATCATTGAGGAGTTCGGGCGATACTTCACGAACTCCATCTCGTGGATGATCGCTCATGCGATCCTCGAGGGAGCCACGACGATCGGCGTGTGGGGCGTAGACATGGCTCAGTCTACGGAATACGCCGCGCAACGTCCGTCCTGCGAATACTTCCTCGGACTTGCCGCAGGCCTCGGTGTTGAGATCATCATCGCTGAGACTTCGGATCTCCTCAAGACTGCGGTACTCTATGGGGAGTCAGATGGAGGACTGCGCGCCAAACTTGAGCAACGATCGAAGGATCTCGGAGAGCGGCTCGTTCAGATCAACAACGAGATCGACCGGCTCCAATCGCATCGTCTGCAACTAATCGGCGCGAAGGAGTCCAACGACTACATCCTTGGCGTATGGACGATCCCCGTTGGGAAGCGGGAATCGGGAGGTCCTCGAGACCCTAATCTCAACAGTTCGTAGGAGACATCATGGCTATCGGCCGACCGAATGCGCCTGTGCGCAAGCCTCTCACACCGGCAGGATCCCTTCAGTCATTTGCAGCCAGCACTGGGATCGGGACCGGCACGTCGTTTGACCTCGGTGGCGCACATCGGTTCTTCACCGTTCAGGCGCGCATCACGCGCGCCTCTACTGCGACCTCTCCCACGACCGTCAGCGTGCGTCTGCAGGGCAGCCTCAATGGCACGCTCTGGCACAATCTCGTTGCCGCAACGAACGCGACCACAGGTGGCGTGATGTTCAACTCGACGGCGAGTCATGCCGTCACGCAAGTGCGACTCAACAGCACTGCGAAGGGAGCCGGTGCAGGCGCATTCACTCTGTCCGGGTGGATCGGCGTGGCGGGCGAGTAGTCATGGCAAACGCGCTCTACGACAAGGGTCGTGAGGGATTCCTCGACGGCAGCATTGACTACGACACCGATACCGTCAAGGCGATCCTGATTGACAAGGACAAGTACACGTACTCGGCGGCCCATCAGTTCCTCACGAGCATCGGATCGTCGGCGCGTGCGGGTACTGCCACGACTCTCACGTCAAAGACCGTCACGTCCGGCGTGGCCGGTGCTGCGCCGACGACGTTCTCCGCAGTGACTGCCGGATCGACGGTCGGCGCGGTCGTTCTGTTCAAGGACACTGGCTCGAGCGGCACGTCACGACTCATCTGCTACATCGATCAAACGTCCACCGGCGGATCGTTCTCTGTGATTCCGACTGGCGGCAACATCGTCGTTCAGTGGAGCACCGGGGCGAACAAGATCTTCAAGTTGTAGGACCGTCGCATGGCGACGCTCCTTGAGCAGTGGTGGGCAGTACAGAACGATCCTGATCTCACCTCGGAGATGAAGGACTCGCTCATTGAGTCGCTCCGAGTCGCTGCGTATGAGTCCATTGAACTGCCGGTCGGGATCTCCGGGACGTCGGTCGTCGTTACGAGCGTGACCGTGACGGGTGCTCTCGTCGAGTGCGACGGTACGGGCGAGTTCTCGTGGCCGCTGCGCCTCTATTCGCCGCCGATCGGTATCCCGGACTCGGAGGGAACGGAGATCGCCCCGGACGGTTCCTCGTGGCGCACCGATCCGATCGAGGTCGTGGCTGATGCGGTTCGGAGTGCGTTGTGACGACGAGCGTGTTCTACGACGCCGAGGCGCGCACGGTAGACCTCGCGCAGAATGCCGACGCATCTAGCGGAAACGTCACCGTATCGACTATCTACACGAACCTCAACACGATGCTCGATACCGGCGTGACGCTGGTACAGCAGGTCAATAACTCGGCATCGACGACGAATCCGAACGCGACGTTCGCCGCGACGCCGACGAACGGTAACGCGATGATCGCGCTCGTCGTGCGCG